AAAGTCTTTTAGATATTCAAATACTTTTGCAATACCTTTAATACCTGCAGTAAGACCTTGTACTGTATATGTGAGTATAGTTGTTATAAAAGGCATTACTGCTTTTGCAAAGTCAAGTAGTAATCTACCTAAATCTTTTAGTGCCTCTATTAAGTCTTTTACTGCCCCTTTAAAAAACTCATCTTGTAATGCTTTTACACCTAGTAAAATACCACCTATTGTAAGACCTACAACACCAAATAATTTTTTAAGACCACTAAATGATTTTGAAAATGTTTCAGTACCTAAATCACCTCCAGAGACATCATCATCGCCACCAGAGATTGCTTTTGCTCTCTCATCTTGTAGTGCTTGATCTCTTTGAAATTTAAAACCTGCAACTGATGAATTAACAAGACTTTGAAGAAAACCTACAGTTTCTTTTTGTGTCTCTATTAATTCTTTATTCTGTGCCTGCTCTGCTTTACTGTTAGCATTGTCTTGTTTTCCGTCTTTTTGTAACGCTGCTTTTAGTTCAGAGATTTTTACACCGGTAAATTTAGTTCCTACTTCTTCAACCATATTCTACTATTTATTACTTCTTCTTACCTATTGCTTGTGCCCCAAAGAATGCTGCAACGATACCTGCAACAGCGATAAAATATACACCTGCCATGTCACCTAGTATTTTTGCACCTTGATCAAGTCCTGCAATTGTAGCACCAACTATTGCAATAGGATATAATAACATGCCATATAATGAATACCATGCCATAGTTCTTTGTGCGTCTCTCATAGCGTCAGCGTCTTCTAATTCTTTACGCTTAAACTCCATGTACATTTCATGTTCTTTGTCTGATACTTTACCATCACCATTTGTATCTGCTGGGTGTGGTTGTTGTACTATTACTTTTTCGTCTGCCATTTTTATCTCCTTTGTTTCGCCTCTCTTTCTTTTGCTCTTTCGTTCTCTTTCTTTATGTGATCATTAAGTAAACTCATGTAAACCTCACGTTCATAAGGCACCATGTTTTCAATCTCAGTTAAAGACCAATGATGTAATTGTATCATTTGAAAATTTAATGTATAATAATTTTCAAGATCAATATGAGAGAGGCATATTAAAAAAAACTTTGTAATCCTTCTATAATTACTTTACCTTTCTTTTTAGTTTTAGGGTGTGTTAGTTTTACTTCATGTTTTAATTTAGGCATTGAAGTAAAAAATTCATTTACTTTTGCAAATTGTGATTGTGTCATACCATCAACAAAATCATTTAGTTCAGCAGTTTTGAAGTCTCTTGCTTCTAACGTCTCAACACCCTCTATGATTTGATGAATACATGAAGCGATTAAAGTCACAGCGTCTTGTGCTTTTAAGTCTTGCATATTAACTTTTGATAATACCTTCATTGTAGGATATGCCATAACAACACTTATGTTATCTGTCAATTGTATTTTGTTTGTATGATTGTCGTCAACTTCAACCTCAACGTTCATTAAATTTACTTTTGCTGGTACTTTTGTTTTTTCATCACCAGGAAAAGATAAGTTTAAATTAACTTCTTCACCGACTGACTTTGCTCTTATTCGTAAGAACAAATACTCTACGTCAAAAGAAGGCATTTTGCTGATGTCAACTTTATTGAATGTACACGCATTAACAACGTCTGTAATTGCGTCAAACATTTCTGCTTGATCACCTTCTTGTGCTTGAAGTAATATCTTTTCTTCTTTCACTAAGAAAGGTCTATATTTTATTTTTTCGTCAGTAGACGGAATATTCAATTCAAAAGTTTGAGTATTCAATTTTGGCAATGCCATAATATATCTCCTTTATAATATTAAAATGTAAGAGGTGGAAATATTTTACCACCAAATACTTTACCTATTGGTATAGAACGTTTTAGACCACCTAGTATTGATCGTCCTGTTCTTCGTAATTCAGGTGGTAGTTTACTAAACAAACCTCCTGCAGGTTTTACGACACCTGATGATAGACCACCTACTTTACCGGTGCTATCAATATCTAAATCGAAGTTTAACCAATCTCTATATTGAAACGTTACGTTTAGTTCTACGAATTGATCTTTTGATCCTGCGTCATAAGGTATTTCACCAATTACACTTGGAAAACACTCTCTCATTCTAACGCCATAAGTAGCACCATCTCTATCTGATAATTCTTCAAATTGACCTAACTGAAAGATATCCATATTACTTATGTAATTTTCATAGAAGTTAAACATACCTGTTTGATTGTCATACATAGATGATTGCCATACTTCGAAAAACTGTCTTAATCTTAAAAACTTATCAGCAATAAAAGTTGCTTGTACTTCAGCATATTGTACTTGTGTAGGATATTGAAAAGGTGCACCTGCAATACGATAAGGACTTGTATTAAATGTTCTTGCAGGCATTGTAACTTTTGTACACATCAAACTTATCATAGGTTGTAAGTCTCTTTCATAATTTAACGCTTGACTTGCTTTGTCAACTGCTTTATCTGCTTCTTCACTTGTTCCTGCCTCAGCATTTGCTTGTGCTGCAACTGCTTGATTTGTACTATCAAAAGGAATATTTCTATCTGATAGTGCTTGTGTTAGTAACTTATTTTTAGGTAAACCTATACGAACAAGAAATCTAGTGTTTCTTGCGACACCTTCTGATTTTGATATTGCAGACCTAAAACGATTGATTGTAGTTTCAGGATTTGCACGTTGTTTTATTCTAGGATCGCCAGGTATATTATCATACTCACGACCTCTAGGCAACCCGATACGAATATCGAAAGGACCTACTCTCTTACCACCTCTAAAAATTGCCATTAAAATCTCCTTCTACTATCACGGTGTACTGTTGACTCACCTGCTTTTCTAAACTGTGCGACAGGCATGAATATTGCAGGTGCATAATCTTCTTCATCTAAATCTAAAAAACCAGAAACAAATTGTGAACGTAAATAATGTTTGATAGTAGGTTTAATGTATCTTAAATTTTTTAGTTTACTGTAATCACCTGTAAAGTTTCTTTTGTCTAATGCTTCTAATAATTTCATTCTTGCAGGTATAGGTAAGTAATGAAAATTAATACCTAAGAAACCACCCTTTGCAGTATCAATAGGCATAACTAACGGAAACAAATCATAGTATGGTAACTTTGCTTTTGTTTTAGGATCATATCTAAAAAAATGTAAACGATTAAATCTAGGTGTTTTTCTTATCTTACCGTCTCTCATCAATCTACTTGCAGATATTCTACTCGATAGATCAGATATCTTTTTCTTATACCAGTTCAATGATAGGTCTCTATTACCTGCTTGTTTTTTTATTGTATCAAATACTGACGCCATATGACTATTTATCTAAATAATTAGGATGAAGAAGATAAAACGCATGAGTAATAGAATGTTGGTACAAGGTAAATTTAAACCTAAAAATCCAAACAAATACAAGGGTGACTCGTCTAATATTATATACAGGTCATCTTGGGAACTAACTGTGTTTAGATATTTAGACAGTAATCCTGCAATTATACAATGGGCAAGTGAGGAGTTTTTCGTACCCTATCGAAACCCTATGACAAATAGAATACACAGGTATTTTCCTGATGTTTACCTCAAATATCGTAACAAAGAAGGTACTATAACAGAAACCGTGTGGGAAGTCAAGCCTAAAAAACAGACACAACCACCACGCATACCTAAACGTAAGACGAAGACGTGGAAGTATCAAGCAGAGCAGTATGTAATCAATGACGCAAAGTGGAAAGCATGTAAGAAGTATTGCGACAAAAGAGGGTATAATTTTCAATTGATTACAGAGGACCATCTTAAACATTGGTCTACGATACCTCCGTTATAACAGATAAATAGTATTATGGCACGAAACTCATTAGCAACAAAACTTAGAAACAAATTATTTGGTGGTGTTACATCAGCAGGCACTTCACCTGTGACATCTTCAGCACCTATACGAAACAGTCGAGGTGCAGGTTTTTCATCAACTGATCCTCTAAAGTTTAAAGAAGATGATAGATTTTCATACGGCACATTACGTTATCCAGAGGACTTAGGATCAAACGAGTTTGGTCACTACTTGTTGTTTCATTTCTACGAAGTATCTCAGAGTCAATACTTAGGTTCAAAAACAGAGGTCGTAGAAAAACAAGTATTCAATGAAGGAACAGATAAAGAAAGAACAGTAAACAAAGTAGAAAACATTTCAAAAAAAGAAGGTATCTCATATAGTGGTGGCGTATCGAACCTAGATGGTGACGCATTAAATAGTGTGAGTAGAAATTCATCAAATAAATCTATGTCAGGTAGTATGAGAACGAGTGGTCGTCTTATAAAATCAACTGATACAGTCGCAATATATTTACCTAATAACTTATCAAACAATACGAGTGCGTCATATCAAAAATCAGAGACAGGACTTGCAGGTGTTTTAGGACAAGATTTGATAGGGGCGCAAAATATTGATGATCTATTATCAAAAGTAGGTTCTGAGGGTACGTTTAATACAATAAGAGACGCACTTGTAGATACATTGGGATTACAAGTTACAGGTGCATTAGTAGATTTAGTAGGTGGTGGTGATTTAACTGGCGTAGTTCGTAAAGGAACGCAACGTGCATTGAATAATGCTGTAGAAGCAATCTTTACAGGCGTAGACTTGCGTACATTTAACTTTGAGTTTCGCATGATACCACGAAGTATCAGAGAACTAGAGACAATAAACAAGATTATCAAGTTATTCAAGTTTCATTCATTACCAGAAAGAGTATCAGAGCAAAAGATAGGAAGACATTTAATCTTTCCTGGTGAGTTCGATATACAGTATATGTACAAAAACAAAGAAAGTCAATGGTATCCTTTTGTTTCTGGTTGCGTACTAGAAAATGTAGAAGTCAGTTATGGACCTGGTGGTGAGAGTCAACACATTATGACAGAGGATATGGATACGCCGGCACCGTCAGAATACAATTTAAAACTACAATTTG